TAACAAAACCAAGTATATATTAACTCGGCAATAATGTCAAGCGTTATCTGCCCACAAACGCAAAAATATGGTCGCGAACACGTTCTGGATCTGAATTGAACATTTGTTCTGGAGTTTGCAGGTCAAAACTCGGATTTGGAGTTTTCCACCATTTAGATACAAGCGATTGGCTGCCTATGATAGCAAAGAGAAGACCGTCAAGCCTGGTTTTTTCAATCTTCATTAATTTCTGCCTATGACTTTATAGATTAGTTCTTCTAGTTCTTTTTGATAATCTAAAGTAATTCGTCGCAGGTGGTATATTTTTTCGACTAGGGGTTTTATATCATCATCTTTCGATACTACGATATATCCTCTAACTTCCAGTTCTTGAATCAATGATGTGTCTAAACAACCCTCAAATTCGGGATTTAATTCTTTTTCATTTCTTCGAAGAACACCCATTTTAATTGTTTAGTGGGTACTCTCGGTTAATATAAAAGCTCAACATCTTATCGCGCATCATATCTAGTACAGAACCATAATTTCCCATGAGAACATAGCGATTTTTGCACCTACCCATGGATTTAGTCCGGACAATCGTTACAAAATCATTACGATGTTCTGGATTGTTTTCATCAAAATAAATTACAGGACTTGTTTGCATAATCTATAATTTTAAGAAATTGGTACGAGTGGAGAGGTTCGAACTCTCGACCAACGGATTAAAAGTCCGCTGCTCTACCAACTGAGCTACACTCGCATTCTGGTACGACTGGCCGGAATCGAACCGGCATGACCTTTTGGGGCCGACGGATTTTAAGTCCGTTGTGTCTACCTATTCCACCACAGTCGCATTAGTAAACATCATACACGCTTCGTATTCTTTTGTCAAGTGGTGCCCTCCCTCAGATTCGAACTGAGACTTTACGGCTTCTAAGACCGTTTCCTCTGCCAATTGGGATAGAAGGGCTCTCATCACGCTTACAACCATATCACATGATTTTCAATTTGTCAAGAATTTGGTGCCGGATATCTGACTTGAACAGATGACCTGCCGCTTACAAGGCGGCTGCTCTACCGCTGAGCTAATCCGGCATTAAGCTGCTAAAACGTCTTTAAGTCTATCAGCTGCATAAGACGCAGCAAACGCTTGAGGTTTAATCAATGGAATCACATTGCAAACACCACGAATATAACCAACTGCTTGTTGAATAACAATGTTTGAATTGTGATGTGGATCTGGATTTATATCCAGGTGAATTTGCACTTCTCTTTCACCAACAACATCCATTAATTTTTGATAAAGTTCGGCCACCTTATAAACCTCATTCATCAATCGAGTCGAGGGTTTTGAAGCTTTCGAATCATAATCCAACTCAGTTTGGATTTCACCAAAAATCTTACAACCGTGGCGGCCATCAATGTGAACAACAATCGCCAATGTATAATCTGCATACCATTTATCGTCTTTTAAATATCGTTCAGAATCCGCGCCAATGTAAATTTTTGTATTTGGTCCTTGAGCTTCAATGAAACTTTTCACTTCTTCGATATTCAGACGTTTACGCATATTTTTCTCGGTTAAAAACTGGAGCGGGAGACGAGGTTCGAACTCGCGACATTCTGCTTGGAAGGCAGACACTCTACCAACTGAGTTACTCCCGCGGATGGGCCCGATGCACAGATTCGAACTGCGACTAACGGTTTTGGAGACCGCTGTACTGCCATTATACTACACCGGGTCAATCATACTTATCTGGCCTGCCCGGAGGGATTCGAACCCCCGACCCACAGCTTAGAAGGCTGTTGTTCTATCCAGCTGAACTACGAGCAGAAAAGTGGTCCTCCCGACAGGATTCGAACCTGTAACGTGCCCCCATCTAGAGCCTATGCCGGGTATAAGCCGGGTGTTTTACCATTAAACTACAGGAGGAAATTCTATAAAACATTTCTTATAAAAATGGTTGCGGGACCTAGATTCGAACTAAGAACTCAGGCTTATGAGACCTGTGTGATGCCATTTCACTATCCCGCGATTGTTCGTCCGGTTATGTTACTCAAGTTTCCGTTCTGCCGGCGCCGGCATCCCTTCTACCCTTTCATCCCTGGCATATGCCCCGCACTCATTACACCGGAAGGTATGAGGCGTGTCCTTTACGGTACTGATTACTTTGGTTACTACCTTCTTGGAAGGGCTTGCCATTTCACAATACACAATACCGTTACGACCCTTATTTGTAGCGCCGGGTCTCGTCAGAAGGATGCGCTTACTACTTGTTAGTGTCTAGCCACCCGCACCACCGGGCCCTTGACTGAGTTGTTACCCTGTCCGTCAGTGTTTATATTGCCTAAACACTGCTAAAAGCATACACAGTCACCCTTGTGCGGGGCAGCTAATACGCCTGCTGCATCGACGGAGAGTTTATGGAACCGCTGGCCAGCGGCAACTCTCAAACCTCTTCCCTAACCTCGGAAGTGGAGGGGTTCTGGTCTCGGTGGCAGGGTTCGAACCTGCGACCTCCTGCTCCCAAAGCAGGCATTCTACCAGACTGAACTACACCGAGTTAGAAAATCAAGTCTACATCATTTTAAAGAACATGTCAAGCATTTTTTTGGCGGAAGAGGTGAGATTCGAACTCACGCTTCGTATTGGAGGAGGGATGGTAGAATCGAACTCCAACCGCTCTCGCAGTCCATCTGTTTTCAAGACAGTGCTGGGCCCAGCCCAGATAACCCTCCGTTATTCGTAAAGATTTATGAAGTCTTTTCCGTATTTGTTTTTAACATATTCAAGCACAGGTTCTAAATCTTTTTCGTATAAGACTCTCACATCAGGATTCGCTTCTAACTTTGCTAACCACTGCTCAGTCTTAAATCCTTTAACTTCTGTTAAAGTTCCGTTTATTATAAAATCCGGAATATAGTTTTTAGTTTCACCTTTCCAGACATATTGTCGTTTCTCTGTATTTCGTTTAATGTCTATGTTATTTTCTAAACAATAAACAACATAGGCAAGTTCCCAACTGCTATCACAAAAGAAACCTTTATACCAACCTTTTTTACCTCTACCGGATCCACGAACATATCCGCCAAGTTTGCGTTCTTTAGCAACTTCCGATAATCGTTGTTTAGTCTCTTCTGTATGAGGAGTTCCTTCTAATCCAGTCATTCCCTTATTCCATGCCGTTTGTAGTCCTGTTTTTCCTTTGTTCCAAGGTGTGGAACCTTTTTTACGATGAGCGTTGGGTGATTTACTACGCTGTATTCTATCCGGATTGGACTTACAAAACGGTTGATGTGCTCCGAGGCCGCCTTTATTGCTAAAAGTTTTTTGACAATATAAACAAGTATTCATAACTTTATTTATACACAATCAACCCAAAAGCATTCAACCGCTCTGCCACTCTTCCAGTGTTTATGTAGCTTACATCATTCAAATCTTTTTGTCAAGGCAAATCACCTCTAAAATTTTCTGATTTACCGACAATTTATAAAAATAATTTTTCACTTGTTGTTCAGCGTTAGCAGTGCATTGGCTTTCTGTTGGATATTCTGCAACATCTACCCAACGCTCTCCCATTGGACCCGTTATCAACAAATAGAGAATCCACATTTTATTGGTTCGTCAAGTGCCAAATAATGAAAGCTATCAGTAAACCAACAGCGATATAGATTGGAGTTTTATTCTTCTTCTTCTTTGGTTCTGGACTTGGTGCCGGTACCGGTGCCGGTACAGGCGTAGGCGTTGGCGCCGGAACTGGATTGGATTTCCTTATGTACCAGTTTTCTGGAATATCGTAACGAACACCATCAAACTCGCGCAACACAAAGGCGCCATATGGTCCCATATTTTGTGTTACAACATTATATTTAAGTTGGCAATATCCGTCTTGGCCCCAACCGGTGCCCCATGAATTCTCAATCAGAAAACATTCTTTTTCGTCATCATATCCAACAATTGCAAGAGCGTGGCCACCGGCATAGTCCGCAGTTCCTCTCCGAGCAATGTCACGATATTGATTTGGGTCATCAGAATTAATTCCATAAAAATTGGAAGTAATGTCCATACCAAAGATAATTGGATATCCTGCTGCAAGTGCTACTTTGGCTTCTCGTATAAATCTTTGTGGAACAGAGCTTGGCATACTTTGTCCCAGAGATTCATATCTCTTTGTTTTCCGAAGCGCTCCGTCGGCATAAGCTTCCGCAGTAGGCTTTTCATTTACCCGAGACACTACAAATGGCCAGATATCCTCTGTGGCAATTCCAAGCTTCGTAGTTTCTCCAATAGCAAAACGAATATTACTTCCTACGTCTTCGATAGGTTTTGAAAAAAGCTTTGCAATGGGCTCTCGCGCATTGTAGTAAATAAACATTCGTGAAAGATTTGTAAATCTATTTTTACTTTGCAACATACATTCTGCCGCAGATGCAATGGCATTTCCTGCACATGAATTTGTACGCTCTTGATTTTCAATATAGCCAGTGTTCTCGCGAAGATCCACCTTTGAAGGTAAGAGTGAAGTTTTGAAATCAAAAGATGTGTCCTTTGGATTTTCGTATGGTGCTCCAAAGAAGTAATCTCTGTAATCCTGTGGTGTGTCTTCGAGTTCACCACCTGCAATGTGAAGTGAACGATAGTATTCGATATTCATACAGCCCTCTTGAGTGTTTTTCTGCCCGGCGTGGCATAGTCCTTATTTAACCATGATTTATACACATGGCAACAAGCGCAGAGGGTCTGTAGATTGCTTTCATCATTGTTTTCAGGATTACCATCAATATGATCCACCTGAAGCATTCCCTCCCACACAATATTTGAAGTACAATCAAAACCTAACCGACCATCAACGTTCTCACAGTAAGTCTTTCGATGCTTCAAATAGGGATGAAAAGAATTCTTCCATTGTGTAGGTGTTAGACCATGCTTATTTGCACAAAATTCTTCATGATGTTTACCACACATCTTTCGAAAAACCGGTGTTCCATCTTTACGATAGGATCCCGTGTGTTGCCCACGATTCGTACAACCACCAACACAACACATAGGACGGTCTGCAATTGAAACAACTTTCTTATAGACACTCATACCTGGAATCTCCCGGATCCGGAAAAAAATTTAGAGTAAGTATCCTTCAAACAAAAAGCGAATTTTGCTGGACGTAAAAGACTTATTTGTGGAGTTGGAGTATAGAGAATATATGTGTGAATGTCAAGAGGTAAGGATCCTTTCGAAAAAGTAGACCTGCTTTAGAGGACTCCTTCCAACTGTATATTTGCGTTTTTGCCCCAGATTATCGCACTAAACTTTGGAGAAAATCCATAGCCTCTGTATAGTTTTTATATGCCTGAGTGCCATGGCGGTTTGTAGTAATTACAATCCAGTTTCGATTAAAGATTTGTACGGTGCAATCCAAGGTTCGTGCATATCCAAATGTCACGGCCCTATATGGCTTGCCCTTTAGATTTTGATGGGATCCGGTAATAACTCCATATGGAGCAGTAAAGTTGGCCTTGCCGGCCCATTCGGCAATGGCTGTCTGTATTTCTTGGCTATTCATTAATCGCCAGTCCAATTGGAATATTGAGCCAATCTCCAGGCATTTTCATCAACCGAGATGGGATCATAATCTACCCATGGCACTAATTCTTCCACAGGCTTTTGAAGCTGATATGCGGTATTCTCTAGAATCTCGCGGCGGTAATTAAGGTAATCAGTCATACATGGAATTCCAGTTCCTCGCGGAGCTCTATCAGTTCTGGTTCATCTGCAAATTCTTCCATTTCTGCAAGGAAGGATTTAGCCAGTTCAATCAGTTCGTTTTCCATATTCTCTTATCGCAAGTAAGCAATCGTGTCGCGCAGCAGGCCTGCAAACTGTTCTTCTTGGTTTGGCCAGACGCTATATTGTTCGTAGACCTCCATGGCGTTCGCGTAGACTTCATCGAACTTCGCCTTGGATTGGTCTTCTTGAAAAGCGCATTCCAGAAGGCAATATTCTTTCAGAAGGTTTTCAAGATATTCAGGCAACATATTAGAAGATATCCGGATCGACAAAGTGGAAGAGACCGACAGCCGCGGCAAACACAAGAAACGCAATCAAGAAAAACATCACAAACTCCATATCACTCAGTACAGAACCAAGTATACTAGATGTTTGCCTAATTGTCAAGCCCAAAATGACTAAGAATCTCGGACTCGGCACCATAACAGGTGAACTCGGTCTCGGAGTAAAAGTCCTTTACCTGTTTGGCACACTCACGGATAATCAGCTCGGCGAACATCTGGATATTTACCTCATGTACATCCAAATGCTCACGGTACCAAATCTTTGACGCCAGTTCTTGGATTCGTTCGTTCATCAATTAGTCTTTCTTTCTCAGCACAGAGTCGGTATCTCATACTTTTGCCGGTTTGTCAAGCGAAAAGTAGGATTCCCACGTTCACCAACGCCACGAAGGTCACAAATGCCAATGCAAAGCCCACGGCATACACCGCAACTGTCTCTAACAAATCCATGATTTTTCCTTTTTCATATCTATTTCCACAATAACATACTATCAAAACCTAAACAACCTGTCAAGCCCTAAATTGTAACAAATTGTAGTTGACATAATATCCGTTATACGAACATGCTGGAAACTGTTACAAAGATTTACAATTGTTACTGTAACTGACGTAAAGACACACATGTGTTACCAAAACTTTTACAAATAAACCGCTTGACATTCTTGCCGCTTTGTGAGACAATCATACTGTACTGAGAGAGGATTGTTATGAAAAAGTTTTTTGTTTATGAGATTGCTACTGGCCGTGTGGTGAAAGAGTTCAAGTACCAAAAGTGTGCCGTGAAGCTCATGAATAATCTGGGTCTGGATTACTCGTATGCACTCTCGCGTGAGTCGATTCCCGCGGCAGTCGCAATGAAAAAGGTTCGCAATCTAATGACTGGTGAAGAGATTGAGATTGCCGCGGATACTCCTCGGTGCTGCGACCCTTCTACTGAAACTTACTGGAGTATGTAAGTTGTTTGCCATTTACCATATTAAGGGCCAAGAGATTGTGAAGTATAGTAACAGTCTGCGTGGTGCCAAAATTGTTCTTTCGCGTTATAATAAGAATGCTGGTTATATCGCGTATGCCATTAAGGAAACTGTATAATGCAAGTTTTTGTTCTGTACCAAACCCCCGAAGAGTCTATGTTTGGCTCTGTGATTGGTGTATTTACTACTGAGTTGGGCGCCAAGGCAGCCCGTGATGAAAAGGAAAATCAATTTCCTTTCGACAATTTTAATATCGAAGAGGCTACTCTAAATGTTTGATATTACCCCTGAGTTTGGCGATAAAATGGTTGGTATTTTCTGTGCATTTTCTGCGGGTATTCTGTTCGCGTTGTTTATGACTGGTAATCTCTGAGATTATACAAAGATTAGACAGTTTATTCGGGCAGGATAAACCAGGATAATTTAACTAATAAGCTTATAAAATAAAAAAGAGAACACTAAAGTTCTCTAATTTTTTTCCAATTAATATTGATTCTCATTTACTAAATTCGCACTCCACCTCTAGTGCGTTTACACAATCTTCTTTCTCTTCATTAATGGTTCATGGATTCTCTTCATAAGTATTTCACTTAGCCCTTTACTGTGTGCTTCTGGCCATTGAGCCTTTCTTAAATCATTGGTAAAGGTATTCACAATCCATTCCATAAAACCTTTTACTCCCATCTTCTTAATCTCTTCATGGGATTCATATGCTTCTTTTCTTATTGGTTTTAAATCAGAGAGCATATGAATGATTTGGTCTTTTATATTGTAGAGAACCAATAGAGCATTGTCTTCGGATCCGTAGGCTTTTACCCATTGCATAGACTTTTGTTCTATGGTGGATTCATTGAATTGTTGGAATGTTTTCATGGAGAGTATTTATTCTCTCATGTCTCACTTATTACTGACGCATGGATTGAATACTTGCCAAGGTTGAACCATATGCCCGCGATATGACCTTCTACTGGAAAAGTAAGAGCAATATTTGCATCTACTCCAAATGAGCCGTTTGATTCATATACAGATAAGTTGAGTAGGGCATATCTACCAATTTTTAGAAAATTCAATTGGCGTTCCCAGATTACTTCATCGTGCTTTACAATCTCAATCATCATACACCAATATTGTCGTACTCAAGGTTTTGTTTCAAAGTAGCAGCCGCTTCCTCACCCGCCCAATACTCGTACACAGTAAACAAAGCGTGTAAAAGTTTTGCGTTGCGCTCCACATCTTTGGGGTGAACCCAACCTTCACCATTTTTTTCTGCCCACATACTTCTGGCAGTAATTTCAATGTTTTCTTTGAGTTCCTTCATAATCATCGCATCAACTTGTTCCCACTCAAGTTGTACCCAAACTTTGCTTCCATTTACATCCTTGGCATCTAACATCATTATGCTCCTTTACATATTCACATTCTTTTGACATTACAAATGGTATGGTCTTAGTTTTGCGGCGGCCGTCATCAGTCCACCCGTCCTGCACGGTGAGTTCGTCCCAATACTCTGAGCGGTTGTAACAACTATACTTTTTCATTTCTTGCTCGGATGGCGGCGGCTATTTCACGGTAGTCATAAGCCCACACATCTCCATCAAACATCTTCGCGCAAGCCTCACGCTCGGCAGCGGCGACCAGTTCGGCAAAGCGGGCAAGGTCTTCATCAATACCTGTAACGCGCAATAAGAACCCTTGCTCAATATTGAACCCAGCCTCTCGCGCCCAACGGATAATGTCATCGCGGTTCATGTTTATTCCTTTCTCTAATTTGTTTGCCAAGGCAGTGACCGAGGTTTGTCACAGTAGGGTGGCGGTCGTCATACGCTTCACACACCTTCGCGCAAGCCTCACGCTCCGCAGCAGCGACCAGTTCGGCAAAGCGGGTCAGTTCCGGCAACAACACTGTCCACGGGTCACTGATTTCATCGTGGAACTCGAGACCGGACTCCCGCGCCATGCGGATGATGTCATCTCTGTCGCGGTTCACTATCCAACTCCAAAATGTCGCTTGATATCCTGATAAATCTCAAGACGAATACGTTGCTCTGAGGACATATCATATTCCTGCCAGCGAGTGAGGTCAGCACATTCTCTGACAATCAACTCGGCGACCAGTTCGGCAAAGCGTTCAAGTTGTGTCTGATATGGCTCCATCCCGACAAGCCAGAAGTCGGCTTCGTGCGCCATCCGGATAATGTCATCGCGGTTCATTTTAATCATAATTGTTAAAGTCCGATACAACAAACTTCATGCTCAGATAAACCTTTTTGGTATCAGCATAAACCCATGCGGCGTATTCGAAACCACCGATGGACGTGATGAATTTACCTTTCGTGCCCTTCTTTGAAGAGAGCATCTTCTTGTCGGCCTGTTCAATACAAAATTCCAAAAACTTGCGATTGGTTTTTTGCATTTCTTTAACGGTTGGTCGCCGGGTCGGGCTATCGGTATTGAATGCCCAAGTCCAATCGAGGACTTCCATGACCTTTTCTACGCGGTCGTAATCAAAGTTTTCAATAATATAATCAATTTCTTTTACCAATTTTCACCTCGTTCAAAACCTTCGAACCAATCATCTAATACAGAAGGATCGGGAATATCAGGAATATCTATAGTATACTCTTCCATCGATATAATGTCAACCTCTTGGCCCTTATTATATGCGGTAATGTGTGCGGCGGACTTTGCTCTTGTTACAGCGGCTTCGGGTGTCTGGTGATACTCTTTAAGCTTAATTCTTCGAATCTTTTTGTCTTCTTCGCTATGCACTCTTACATTTCCGCATGAGCGAGAGCAATACGGGCCGCGTTTTGTATGTTTTGCACCACATTGTGGACAAGTCTTTTCAATTGCCATGCCGATTCCAAATAAGCTCATGGAAAAAATAAATGAGCGTGGAGCCAATACTTAAACCAATTGCAATCGATAAACCCGCAACCGGAATCGTCATTGCTAAAATAGCAATTCGATAAGATATAGACTTGTAAAGAGCCTTTCGTGTTTGGCTCATATAACTTCAAATAGCCACATCATACTGGCCGCACTCACATAAATGAAAATTATGTATAGTGTCAGATACAAAAAAAGTTTTCTATTCATCAAAGCAAAAAAATTACACAGAGAGCAATAATCGCAATTTGTCCAATATCCATTTCAACCTTCTTATAGAAATTTACCAATGAGAATGCCCAGAACCAAAAGCAAAATGATTAAACCAATAAGGCTCATTTCTTTGTCAATCCAATTAAAATTTGTTGTATTTCAGTAGCAAGTTCTTTTGACAGTTGAATATTTCCAAGGTTCATACGAATCTCGGAATCTAAATGCTTGATTATCTGTTCAATTCGATTCATCATTGCAAAACTGAAGGCTTTACATGGGAAGACCTAGGTTGCATCACCACCTTTTCAAGAAAATTCAAATAATCATCCACATTTCCGTTTTCTTCATTCATAACCAATAGACGCGCATTCATAACACCATTAAGTTGCTCAATCGACATATCATAACGGCGAACAAGGCTGCTCAAAAAAACATCTACGAGGCCTGCAGCCTCGAACAATTCTTCATCGGTCATTTTTATCCTTTGTAAAGTTCAAATAGATTTTTCGCAACACTTTCAGCTTCAATTTCCCAAGGTTGTTCATCATAGGGAATTTTACGAGCATCAACCGAAACACCACGCCAATAACTCATTTCTTCGTTTAGGTCACCACGAACATATTGGCGCACATGCACAAGTTCATGGGCAATCGTTACAAGGAAATCCTCTTCGCTCAATTCTTTCTTGACTTCAATCAAAAAGTCGCGAGGCTTTCCCGATGCGTTGTAGTCTTCTACCGAAACTAGACCAAAAACTTCAAAATCTTTCACCTTGCGAATACGAATCGAAAGATGCCGAAGCATTTCTCGACTAAAAAGATTTTCGGCGAAGAAAAAAATAGCCTTTTCTTCTTTCTTCGAAACGCGGCCACTTATCACCATGACTACATTATACTGTTATAGACTCAATTTGTCAAGCAGCAATTTCAGTTGAAGCGTCTTGGTCCAGAATGTAATTTATATATGAACAGGCCATATCTTCGTCAACAAAATGACGAATAATGGTTTGGCCCGTGATAGAAGAGATGAAAAAAAGAAGAATTTTTCCTTCAAATTCGGAGAACTTGATGATCCAATGATTTCGCATGACAGGAAACCATGTTCTTGTCTTCATTTTAATTTTTTGATAGGTGTGTTTGTTTGAGGACTGCTTTGCCATACAATCTATGTATGCTCAAGCAGTCCTTGTTTTTTTATCGATTGAACTTGAACGTGTCAAATTTAAAATTTTTGCCCAAATTTAAAAGGTCTTCAAATGCAGATGTAAACGTTTTTGCATAAGCGGTTTCAGCATCAATTAAATTTTGAAGTGGCTTGCGAATCTTTTCATCAACGACCAATGCAGAAAGAGCCTTTGACTTGGCTTGTTGAATGCTATCAATTGTAACTTCGAATGTTCCAAACATTTTTATCTCCTTTAGACAATATTAATATGGCCTTTTAAGCGCCATCTGATATATAGTGATTTTATGTTGCAGCTGCACACAAGTGAGGCAAAAATAGCTTATTTTTTATTTTTTTTGTTCTTCACCCACATAAGTATTGGTGTTCCGTTTGATGAGATGATCCTTTCGAATCCTACAGGATATCCAATCGTTATAATAATGCTCGTTCATTAGAGCATGGCAATTAAAAATCTCAAACGATTCCCAATAAGAACATTCAGACCTTGTCTTGCACAGGTGCATAATTTCTCTTGTGTACTCTTCTGGCCCATTAGTTGCAATCTCTTCTTGCAATTTTTTATTTGAACCATAATAGGTTTGCCAATCTGAAGACACTCGGCTTCTTTTTTTCTTTCCTTTTACTTGTCGCGTTTTAGCTTTAGTAAAGAATTTTTTACCGATATACTTTCGGCCCGTTTTTGTGTGTGTAATCACATAAACGAAGCCGAAAGCGTCACCTATATCTTCTTCTGTAAATTCTTGTGCGGTGTTATAAAAATACCAGGTCAATCGTAGTCCTCATCATCATTGTCCTCATACTCGGAGTCCAATATATATGATGAGCAAAATGGGCAGTACCGCGGGTCGTCTTCAGTTTTTATTTCATCATATCGAATTGTGAACTTCGATTCACAATCTTCACAGAAGTGACTTAATGATTTCATCGGTTAGTCACATTAATTACTTTTAAACCAGCCCATGATTTTTTCTCTAATAGTTTTTGACCATAAAGGTTCTGGCACATGCCAACCAATTAGAGCTCCGACTAAAACCCAAAATAGAATGTCTAACATTTAAAATCTCCTTTGTTTATGCTGCTTTGCCCCATACATCATTCCAACTACCACTTAGAGCGCCTTTTGCATAATCAGTCACACGATTTTCGAAGAAGTTGCCGTGAATTGGTGCGTTTATCATTTCTTCCACCCAAGGCAATGGATTCTTTTTGACCTTGAAGATACCCTTCAATCCCATGCTTATGAGCCTTCGATCCGCGATATAACGAATATATTTCTTTACCTCTTCGGAGGTCAGGTTTGGCATATCACCCATTTCGAAAGCTAAATCGATGAATTTATCTTCGAGTTCAACCATTCTCGTAGCAATGGTATATATTTGCGCTTTTAGTTCGTCGTTCCAAATTTCTTTGTTCTCTTCAATGTAAGTTCTAAACAACTTAATCATTGATTCGGTATGCATCGTTTCATCGACAATTGACCATGTGACGATTTGGCCCATGCCCTTCATCATACCGTGTCGCGGAAAGTTCAACAACATAATGAATGAGCTAAACAATTGCATACCTTCTGTAAATGCCGAGAAAGCTGCAATATGGGTAGCTGTTGATTGTTTAGTGGAATTTTTACCGGCAAGGTCGAGAAGATAGTCGTGCTTCTCGCGCATTTGTTCGTACTCTAAAAATTCATTGTACGTTGTTTCTGGCATTCCAAGAGTTTCAATTAAATGTGAATATGCTGCAACATGTAAAGCTTCGCGAGCTGCAAAACCCAGAAGCATCATACGCACCTCTGGTTGCGGGAAATATGGTAAATAGTTTTTAACATAACCGCCAGCAACATCAACATCGCCTTGAGTGAAAAACCTAAAGATGTGAGTCAAAAACTGTTTTTGTTCGCTTGTCAGTTTAGTCTTCCAATCTTTAACGTCCTCTAGCATAGGAACTTCAGAATGAAGCCAGTGAGCTTGTTCGTGTTTTAGCCAAGCTTCATATGCCCAAGGATAAACAAAAGGCTTGTAGTGTTGTCTTTCGTCAGTTAGTGTTAATTTTCTTTTTACCATTCTTTGCCTCGATTAAGTTGTTTTTGAATATTTCCCAACAATTTTCCCATGTCCATTTTTTACTTTTTTGCTCAATAACATTTCTATCCAACAATAAACATTTTTTTACATTATCTCTGAGATTTTCACCAAGAACGCCAGTATCATTGTCAATTATATCAGCCGGGCCTGGAACATCATAGGCTGCAACTGGTGTGCCAAAATTCATTGCCTCAATTAAAACTAAACCGAAGGTATCGCTTTTACTTGGAAAGGCAAACACATCAGCTTTTGCAAAATAATCAGCTAGTTCGCTGCCACTTCTATAACCGGAAAAAAATACTTTCGAATATTTTTCCTGTAGGTTTTTTCTTTCCGGTCCATCACCAACTATGATGACGGTGTATTCGTCGGACAGCTTACAAACTTCCTCAACATTTTTTTCTTTACTCAATCGTCCAACATACAAAACGATTGGTTTTTTATTTTTGTGGGTCCATTCTTTCGTAGGTCTCAATGTACTGCGATCCACTCCTCTAGTCCATATTTTTATTTTTCCTTGAAATTTGTGTTGTCTCAATTCTTTTACGGTCGATTTCGTGGGAACTAAAATAGCCTCCGATTTTTTATGAAACCACTTCAGATATGCCCAAGTTATACATTCGGGCAAATGATACATTTTCTTTAAAATTTCTGGAAATTTTGTATGATACGAAGTGCTATATCTATAAGACTTGAAATCTAACCAGAGTTTCGCAAAAACTCCGATAGGACCTTCCGTTGCGATATGTATATAGTCCGGAGATATCTTCTCAATTTTTTTACCGATGTTCCACGCGATACTAATTTTAATCTCAGGATAACCAGGAGCATTAAAATGACCGAACTGCCGGGGGTCAAGATAAACAACATTATACCCGTCAAGTTCAGCCATTTTTTCCAAATTTTGAAAGGTCGTGACAACTCCATTGACTTGATTTGGAACATTGTCTGTTATAATGAGGATTTTATTGAGCATTCTGTATCTTGTCCCAGACAACTATTTCCCATTCACCTGTGAAATGTTCAACTAATGCTGTGCAAGATTCAACCCAATCGCCATCATTCATATAAACTATGCCATCTATTTCTTTTATTTCAGCGTTGTGTATATGCCCGCAAATAACGCCATCATATTTTTTTCTTTTGCAGTATTCAAGGAGGTTTCGTTCAAATTGGAAAATAAAATCTACAGCTTTTTTGACTCTGTGTTTTAAAAATTTACTTAACGACCAGTAACTAAAACCTAAACGGTGTCTAATCCAATTAAACTTTGTATTCAAATTTAATACAAAATCGTAAGCTTTGTCACCTAAAAAATTTAACCAAGGAGCCAATCTTGTAATTCCATCAAACAAGTCTCCATGCACGACCAAATATTTTTTTCCGTTTACTCCTAGATGTACAGTTTGATTTACTATTTCCACACGACCGAAACTTAAATTATATTGAAGAAGTGGCCTTAAAAACTCATCGTGATTTCCTACAACATAGATAACTTTTACGCCGCGTTTTGCGTGGCCCAATATTCTTCTAATAACGTTCGTGTGGTTTTGATTCCATTTCCACTTGTTCTGCGTTATTTTCCATCCATCAATAATGTCGCCGACCAAATATAATGTTTCGCATGTGTTGTGTTTTAAAAAATTGTTCAGTAATTCCGCTTTACAGTCTTTGGTTCCCAAATGTACATCACTAATGAATATACTTTTGTAATGCATTTTATCCCTTTAGCCAAATTATTGTCGCTATTGTATTAATGACCAAAAAGTATGCGTTTTGCAACATCAAAGGTTTGTTTCTGTGTGTATTGTAAAAATCATATAGAAGTATCATATGAGCAATAACAAATGCTGGAAATCCATATGCCATCCAGGGAGCCTTTAATGATATCGATGTTCCTCCGAAGATAAACAAACAAGTTGCTATCCACTTAATGTCGAAATTAACCTTCACAAGCTAAACACACGACTTCTTCCTTCGTTAGCTGCTTTAGGTCAATTTCGTCAATCACCTGACGTTCAATTTTCTTAGCAACTTTGTCAGCTTTAGCTAACTTCTCTGAACGGCAGTAGTATAGTGTTTTTAATCCTTGTTTCCATGCTTGAAAGTGTACAGCATGAAGGTACTTAACATTCGCATCTGGTCTGAAAAACAAATTGACTGATTGCGCTTGGTCAATGTATTGTTGTCGGTTTGCTGCATGGTCAATAATCCATCTTTGGTCTATTTCCATACTTGTTTTGAACACATCTTTTGTCCACTCATCCATCCATTCAAGGTGCTGAACTGAGCCATCATTTGAGATGATGCTAGACCAAATTTCATTGTAGTCTAGGTCAACATTTTCTTCGCAGGCTTTTGTGATAATTTTATCAAGATATTTGTTCTTATTCAGGTGTGAACCTGATAACGTATCTTGCCGGTACGCATTAGCCCTTAGAGGCTCAATGGACGGACTGGTATTACCCATCAAAATTGAAGACGATGCATTTGGTGCTACCGCCATAACGTGGCTGAATCTAAGTCCTGTTCCCAGAGCATCTGGCGCCTCACCGCGTTCTGAACCTAAATCAACATTAGCTTTATTTAATCCTTCGCGAATGTGCTTGAACATACGAACGTTAGCTGAAGACGCCAGAGCAGATTCCCAAGCGATATTGTTCTTTTGTAGATAAGCGTGAAATCCCAAGGCGCCCACGCCAATAGAACGTTCCCGTTGAGCCGAATATTTTGCTTTACTCACCGTCTCGGGTGCATTATCGATGAAGTGTTGTAAAACGTTGTCCAACATTTCAGCAATATCTTTCAGAAAGAGGGGTTCATTTTTCCACTCGTCGAAATATTCCAAATTTAAAGATGACAAGCAACAGACTGCTGTTCTGTCCTTGTCAGTAGGAAGAATAATTTCTGAACATAGATTACTTTGTTTAATCGATAACCCCAATTTCTTTTGAAATTCTGGCATAGAACGATTGCTTGTGTCGATAAAGTGTAGATATGGCTCACCCGTTTGCATACGCATTTCAAGAATTCTTTGCCAAAGTTCGCGAGCTGAGATTGTTTCGCGAATTTCTTTGCTGTGTGGGTCACGCAAATGCCAATCGTCGTTAGCATCGGAATCAATCATGCAACGTTCGACAATTTCCATAAAATCGTCCGTAATATTAATTCCGTGGTGCAAATTTAGGCACCGCATGTTTTGGTCGCCTGTGGGTTTTCTCATTTCCAAGAAAATTAAAATATCTGGATGAGAAATATCCAGATAAGCAGCATAACTGCCGCGCCGAGTGCGGCCCTGTCTATATGCGAGCGAACTTGCATCATAAGTTCTGAGATGAGGCATAACCCCCACAGACTTATCATCAGCACTCCGAATACCAACACCAATTCCAACACCGCCTCCTAACATCGACAACCAATTTACCTCCGAGAGAGTGTCGACCAAACCCTCAGCGGAATCATCCAAATAAGGCAGAAAGCATGATATAGGAAGACCACGACGGCTTCTACCAAAAGAAAGGATAGGAGTAGAATAAGACAACCAATGCCGAGAACTATATTCATAAAGTCTCTGGGCGTGTCCTGGATTAGATCCAAAAGCTTTTGATACATATGCGAACCTTTCTTGTGGTGAATTTTCATCTTCTCTCATATAACTTTCGCGCAATCTCTTTAACCCTAATTCATCAAACAAAGAATCGCGAGAAAAATCTACCTTTATATCATGTACGATATCTGTCATTCAAAACTCCAAAAAATTGTTTTATTTTGTAAAACTTTTTGCCATAGGAAATACTTCTGCTATAACTTCAGCGCACTTTAAAGCTATCTCCCTATGTTCTTTCTGTGTGCTCGTATCACTTCGAACTTGGATGTAATGTATCCAACTTCTGATTGTTCCATTTACATACATTTTTGAAACTGTGAGACCTTCGGGTAGTACGGCTCGGGCTTGTTCCTTCGCAATGCCGGAACGAATGGCCCATTCATATTTATTTTTTGCAAGTTCAATAATTTCTTCTTGGTGCCTATCCCATTGTTCTTGTAATAATGAATTTTTTATTTCAATACTATTTTGTCTATTTTTCGGATCTTGCAGACGAGCTTCGCGTGTAACAAAATCCAACTCTTTTGTGGGATCAGCATAACGTTGGCTAAATTCTTGAAATGAAAATGACCGATGCCGCAGAATTTGTCGCGCAATGTCGCGTGTTGTGGTAATTTCTAAGCATACATTAATCATCTCCATAGGACTCCAATGAAGATGCTTAATCAAATAATCTATCAATTTTTCACTCGTTTCGGTGTTAAGTTGATTGTTTGGATTTGACACACGAGCACAAAAAGCTACCAATTCTTGAGGTGTTTCAATTTCAATATCATCTGCGGGTTTTGAATAACTAATCAAGCGAACATGCATATCAAATTTTTTTCCAATTGTTGAGTTGAACTTGCGCTTTTAATCCTTTGAAGACATTGCTACTTATAATTTTTTCCACCTCATCCGAGGTTTTTCCGTTTAAAATAATTTCATTGATATCTTTACCGGCCAAATTATCGGGCCAAATTGCAACACTATAATCTAACCCTATTGCATCCTGCATCATTTTAACAATCTCTTTGTTTCGACATTCGTTGTCCCAAACCAAAATGATACTCTTAACACCAATTTCTTTTGCTACTTGAGATAAATTTGCATCGCCGGCAGCCAAACAATTATTAAGAAAAAGGCTATCAATTGGACCTTCTACCAAAATTACAGGTTTTTCAAAATCAACTCTATCTATTCCATATACAAGCTTGCTATTCGAATCAGTCGTTCGGATAGTAACATACCGTAAGGTTTTATCGTTTGTTTCTAGAGCTCTTCCAGAGATTGCAATGAGCTCATTGTATTCGTCATAGAAAGGAATAACCAATCTAGCGTCATCTATAATTTTTTTACCGTGGCTGGGTATTAGAGCATCACAAAACCTTTTGTAAGAGGGTGTGAATAGCAATTTATCATAATGCTCAGTTGGTATTTGGCGATTTCTAACATAATCTAAACAAAAATGGCCTTCTGGCAGATTGCTAATCCACTCTGCATGTTCAAATATTTTTTGCTTTGAAACTTTATCAAATTTTGGCGGTGAAATATTGAACACCGCGTTAGCAACGTTTCTACTGTTCGTTTTGCCCGAAACATATCTTTCCATCAGATATTCTTTATGAATCGATGGATCAATATGTTTGAGTAAATTGCCTAGACTGAGGCCTACTCCACAATTATGACAATTGTAGAATAAGTCCGTGCCCTTTTGAAAAACATAGCCTCTGGCTTTTCTTAGGTTTTTTTGGCTGTCGCCACAAACCGGACAAGAAAAATTCCAGAGGTAGTCTTTTTTCTGCTTGAAGTTTCTTAAACGAAACGATACAAGGCGGATATATTTCGAATCAATAGATAACATAGACTCATAATGTAACAGAAAAATTTCAAAATGTCAAGAGTGAATAAAAAGTTTACCTATGTTTTCAATGTTTCCTAACAACCAACCTATTGCGACAGCACCGCCCAAAATCATCCATTTAAACCGGTCAATTTCTTTTATTGACTCACTTACGCCACCCATTTTATTGTCTTCTTTTTTGTGTCGTATCAACTCGTTTCGAATAGCATCGAGCCTCTCAGTCAATCTATGTTCAATTTGGTCTATTCTATCATGGAGTTCACGACTAACCGTGGTAATTCTGGAGTGAAGTTCTTTAATATCTTCTCTCAATTCGCTTTCCGTTTTACTGTGTTGTTCGTGCCTTTGTTCGTGAATGGTTAACATTCGAACCAAAGCGTTATTCATCTCTTCAATCTTTTCAATTGAGAGTGACAATTTATCACATACAGAATCGGTTTGTTGTACATCTTTTTCCAACAAACCAATCTTTAATTCTAACGAATGGATTTTTTCTTCGTCAGGATACATCTCTACCTTTCTTTTTTATGGCTGTTAACTCTTCCAGTAAACCCTTCAAATCTTTCATTTCTTGTCTTATTTTTGCCAATAAACAACGTGAATCTTCTTCCTCAGCATTATTCTTCAATTCTGTAGCAAAAGATTTCACTTCATACTCAATGTGATAATTTTGTTTCATTCCGAGCCCTCGAATATTTTTTTCTGCTTTTTGTACCATTCAGACCACGCTTGAACCTTTATACTACACTCGTGATATTGCCCATAATTTATAGTTACAGTTTTTAACAAATCACTCAATTTATCACTATCTTTTTTTGCTTCTTGTAGTTCAGGGCAAGATTCATCCAGATTTTTTGGAATATCTGGAAAACTCGGTTTAACAAGAATTGAACATCCTGAAATTAAAAACGGAAAGATTAAATAAAATATTTTATTCATTTGGTTTGATATTCTTAGCGGCCGCATTGTGCAAATCGATTGCTTCTGGTGGCACTTTGCACTCCGCATCAATGATTTTTTCAACTTCAACTATTTTTTCCTGAATTACATACTGTGTATCTTTCACCACTTTCACTTTTTCGACTATTTTTTCTTGTATTTCTATGTTCTTATGCTCTGACAGTTTTTCATTTAACGCGATTTGCTTTTCGTATTCGGCGACCTTTTGTTGCCAATCATTTGAAGATGCTATATAACCCTTGCAATATACAGCAAAAACAAAAACTATCAATGACAACAAGCGCACAACTTTAGCATTTTCGCTAAAATGTGAGAACGGAACCTTATCGGCAAAATATGTTGCTATGCCCACCAAGAGGCTCAAAGCTATAAGAATGTTCACCAGTTCCGGCCAGAAAGTTTGTAACATCAAATCAAATAAAAAACTCACGGCAGTTTCCTCGTAACAAATGAACTAAAAGGTATCACTCTTTTCTTCAACTTTTTCATAACACCAGGTTCGCCTTGTGGACCAACACCAACACCAGCAATTTCACCTGATCCGACATTAACAGTCGGCGAGTCTTCGCTCATTCTTTTTTTACGACCCTGGCAATGTGCTTTTTGTGAAAATCCTTTTGGATTGTTACAATCAATACTTTTTTTATATTTTTCGGACCATCCCATTTCACATCTCTTTTATTTGTTTCAGTTTATACTTCTTAGTATATTTGCTATTTTCATATCAACAGAAATTTCAGAAGAAATTATGTCATGTCCTTTAATGCCAATCACTTTGTCGGGCATACAACTCAGAAAAAGAAGATATGTTTTTAAAGCAGGGTAATCTTCTTTCGATAACTTGAAAAATAACAAGCGGGTTGCAACCTCGGGACCAAAAACATTGTAAAGTACAACCAAGTGATTCAAAACCAACTGTTCTCTGACTTCATTCAGTTTACGATATCTACGAAACAATCTTTTCAGATAATTGAATCGTTTCATATCTTCTTTAAATTCACTCATTATACAACTTGGTTTATCATACGCCTTTGTAGCGTAAATTAGATAATTCTCATTCGTCAAATTTGCAAAGGACATTATCAGTTTTCTTCTAGATCCTCCTCATCCGATAACAATTCTTCCATTCGTTCGTCATCTCCTACTTCAGCGTAGAAATCGTAACGACCTTCATCGGTGAGATAATATAAAATATAAATGTTTGTTTGAAGATTCGAATTGCTGAACTGTTCAATTTCAATAACAAGCTCATCACCCTCAAAATCCGCATCATAAAGTGCTGGCATATCTAAGCCGTAATATGCCAGCACTTTACGAATTTTTTGTATGCCCGCTTCAGGTGAAAGAAACAAGTCGTCAAGCTCGTTCATTAAGCGAAAATTAATCTGCATACGAATTTTTGGGTTGTCAATAGCCGATGAGGCCTCTCCCGTCGGTTCGTGGGCTTCAATCGCTTGGCCAGTTTCTATGTTGGCCAATTCATTCAAATATGCTTTAAAATTCATTAGTAGACGTTACCGCCATCACCATACATCGAACCCATAGCCACCACAGTTTCGGTTTGAACTCGATTTGCGCGGCCGCCCATAGTTATGGTAAAGACAGCATTTGACATTGTATTAGCAACTGGTGTATTTGCATACAGACCGCCGTCAACAACATCAACACCCACAATGTAATTAGCTGAGTTGACACGAACGACAACTGTAGCTGGTGTATTTCCTGACGTTGCGCCAATGCCATTTCCGCCAGTGAGTGTGAGTGTTGCGTTTGAACCCACGGCACCAGCGTTTGCTGTAACAGACGTAATTGGACCCATGCCGACTTTGCGAATCACCCAACCCGCATGTTGAGGAACGCCTTGACTGGCTGTTGCTGATGCTTGTTCAGCGGCATCGACACCAAAAACACCTAAAGCGGCATTTTGAATAGTTGCATTGATTTGTGTATTAGCGTAATACGTTTGTCCGTTCGAACTAACCGATCCTGTTGTTCCGCCATAACCCGTTGTATCGGTTTGTTTTGGTGCGTTATTGGCGGCGTCTAAATTTCCCCAAAGTGACATTTAAATCTCCTAAGTGTTAATAATTTTGATTATGTATTTATGCCCGCACACACGTTAAATATTTTTAGTTAGAGTGTTACCCAACTCGGGGTCTTTCTGAAATTTGTCCTCGTCAGGCATTTTCTTCATAGCAGATTTTACAATTTGTGCTTTTTTGCTAATCTGTTTTTCTTCCTTGACGGGCTTTTTCATTTGTTTTTGCATAGCCATTCTAGCGAGTTGACGAGCCTTTGCAACACCCTCGCCTCTCTTGCCAACGACAACATCTTTCTTTGGTTTCGATGGTGTGAATGGAGGTTCTGTTTCTTCTTTCTGAACATTGTGTGCAGAAACTTTCTTCGATTCGTAATCACCAACATCTACAACATAGAAAGGAGTGCCATGTGCATCACCTTTATCGTGTCTAACGACTTTACCTGAAACCATTTTGCCTTTGTGTGGAACTTTTACTTTGGTTCCTGGTGCGTGAACTTCGTCAATTTGTTCTACTTCTTCCTTTTTCAAATCAATTTTTTTATATTGACCACTCTTTGACATTTTGTATTGCTGACTCAAAGCTTTTTCTTTTGTGTTATGCACACCAGATTTGAAAGTTTCACCAGTTTTTGTGGTAGCAACATTTCTATATCCTTCGTCAAGTTCAATTTCTTCACCGACATGCTGAGTTGAATGCGCCTTATCTGCACGATAAACACTAATGCCTGCGGTGTTCTTCATCTTCCAATGTTTTGCAGCATTCTGTGCGGCTTCGTATGAAGTGCTGCCATGGGTTTCGTGTTTTCCATGTTTTGCATGAACTGCAACATATGGTTTCTTTTCTTCATCGAGTTCTACTTCTTCTTTCTTCATTTTGACGCCAGCAAGTTTCATACCCGACTTTGCCAAACCTTGCAGTCTTTTTGAGACGCCTTCATAATCGCCAGCATTGTATTTCTTGGCGATTGAACCGTGAACTTTGTCTCTGTATGAATTCAGAGTGTCTTTGCTGAGTTCATCAATCTGTTCGACTTCTTCGCTTACAGACTTCCAACTGCCGCCTTTTTCTTTGTACCATTTTGCCGCCCAGCCGTTAGCATAAGCGGAGTTTCCAGTAATGGTGATTAATCCATTTTGTATCATCACCCAAGTTTCATTTTCTGTTGTTGGACACCAAACATCTTCTGATCCGGCATCTATTTTGTAAAGATTTTGTGTATTATGGAATTTTTTATTCCTAATATAAGATGCTGAAGTCATTTCTTCAGATTTTTCTCTGCTATTTACATAATAACCGTTTAAATATGCGGCAAGTAAAGATGCCCACAAATGGTCATATTCTTTCTGAACAAAACCAAAAGTGTGACGGCCTTCTATTTTTGTGGATTCTCCCTTGTCCCAGCCATCGTAGACTACTGAACTCGCTAAAAATATTTCTCTTTCTTTTTCGTTCATTGATAAGACTTTTTGTATCCAGTTATCTTTTTTGGTCCAATTTTCAATTAATAAGGAAGATTCGTTTTTTAATACAGAACACATTAACAACTTCATATGTGTGTTCAAGTTTATAGCTTCAACCAGCTCTTTACCATTTTCCCTAGAAATTACCCATTTATGATTTGGTGTGCAACGAACGGAAAATCCCGTAGGCTTTCCAATTTCTATTAAAGGAGCATTTTCATAAAAGTGTTTGTGTAAAACGGGTTTCCACTCTAATTTGTCTTCTTTCATATTATAGGAAAGTATTTCGTCGCCAACATTTAAATCTTCATAAGATATGGGCCCACTTTTAGCTATTGCTAAACTATCTAAAGGAACACAAGGGTAAACGTCAAACTTGGACTTTGCTAATGATTTTGCTCTAGCCCAAAGTTCTGGATTGGTCGGCTTGTTTTCTTCATCAAGCTCTTTAAATTCTTCATTGATTCCGGCTTTGGCTGCAGCTATTGAAATATAATTTTTTTGTTTTTTGCCGTCCTTGTAAAGAGCAAATACGTCTTCACCATATTTTTCAATGTGATGGCCACCTTTTTTCCAGACAACTTCGCCGCCCGATTCGCGAATAACTTCTTCGTTCATTTCAGCTGTTAGATAGTTTGCAACCGTTGAAACGTAATCTTCAGCTAAAGTGATTTTTGATTGACACCATTCTGGCAAATTATCATTGTCTTCTAACATATCAGTAATTCTTTGTGCATTTGCCATAATTGAGCGTAAATCTGACTTTAACATTTCACCTTCGTAATCATACTCGCGCTCATCTTCGTAAAGAGACTCATTTACACCATGCATCTTGTTATGTCTCTTAACTGCACTTTCTATAGAACCTATTGGTTTAAATCCAAGTTTTGACCAGTGTTGGGGATGAATATGGTCTAAAACTTTATCTCTTGGATCCGTGTCCATGCTACGAACATGCTTTTTGAGAGCTTCGTGGTCACCCTTCTTCATTAAATTGGCGGCAGTATGAAAACTATTCTTATCGATGCCACCGTGTTCGTCAGCGTATTTCTTTAGTTTATCTGCGTGAGTGCCAATTGAAGGCGCGTTTTCGGTCATTTGCGTTTCTTCGTTTCTTGTAGCCATTTTGTTACGCAATTGTAATGCAGATGACCGTGTCATGCCTTTAATTCTCCTGTCGAGAATTTTTTGTGCCATGTCTTTATATTCGCCACTTGTAGCGTGGCTTGCGAGTGCGGGAATTTCTCTTCTTGCGGCCTTCTGGTAATTGTAATGAGTTTGCGCCGAGATTTCATCAATTTGTTCAACATCTTCATTCGTTGTTCTGCCTGTTGCAAGCTTACCTGCAGCACGAACAATACCGGTTTGTCGTTTCATTTCTTTTCTGTGCAAGTCTTTCGCTTCTTCTGGTCTGTTTCTGGAAGCGGCAACACCACTTCTATATCCTTTCTCACCAACATCAGCGGAGGCTTTTCTGATATATGTCATTAAGGTAGTTTTCTTCAGTTCATCAATCTGTTCGACTTCTTCATTATATTGAGCTGGACGTAAATGTGATGCAATTTTTGCAATGTGGTGAGTTTGAATTCCCTGTTTTTTGAGTGCAGAGTTTACTTTGTCCCAGGTTGTATGCTTTTCATCGCCTGGACGAAGATGTGTGGCGAATCTTGCAGCACCTTGAGTACCAATCACTTTAGTTACTGCTTTTACCGCATGTTCAACAGGAACTTTTGCCTCATCAATCTGCTCAGATTCTTCGTTTACATCATCTTTTTGTTTTGAACCACCATAACGGTGTCCTTGTACGACTTGTTTCGAAGGTTGTTTCTTTTCTTTTGGCTTGTGAAAAATGTCTTCTTCTCTTTCACGGGCTTCATCCTCTCTCTTATCGCGAAGACGTTGGATTCTTTGCAATGCGGTTTCTTCCTTCTGCAATTGTTGACCGCCCTTTGAACGATAGTGAAGAACTGTTGACGCATCGTTGTGTTGGTCAAGATATTTGCCTTCAGCCTTTGGATTATGGCCTTTCATTGCCTGTGCTGCTTCATGTGCATCTTTTTGGATGTACTTGAGTTCAGCATCAGACTTGTAATGATATGCATGACCCTTCAGAGGCATGGCAAGGCGAGCCTCATCGATTTCAACTTCTTCTTTGGCGAGTCTATCAACTGCTCTCATGATGCCAGTATTTCTCTTCGCCAAATGTTTCATTGCTCTTTTGAAACCGCCCTCTGTTTGTGACAGTTGAACATCAGCCATAGCACCTTGAGCATCTGGAACAGACTTACGCACATAGTTACCCAAAGTAGTTTTGCTCAGTTCATCAATCTGTTCTACTTCTTCTTTCTTCATAAATTTCTTCAAAAGTTCTTTTCCTTTACTTGCCTTTTCTTCAGAATCCATTTTTGCTTTGTGTTCTTTTGATGCACTCTTGTATTCTGGGCTGTTGATATCGCGATACGGAGTCTTTTGTTTCTCCTTTGGCCCTGAACCTTCTTCAAGTTCAACTTCTTCGTTTCTTGTTTTATTCGTCATTTTTGAAGTCCTTAAAATTGAAAGTACCAAAGGCGCCTTCAATTGTTTGTGGCGAGGTACTGGAATATGTTCTTTAGAATCTGGATGAGTGAAAACATCGTGCGAACCCGATGTTCGTGTAAGTTTCCATCCTTGTTTCTTTAGATGGCTGTGAACTGCTCTGGTGTCCATGTTGGCACCGGGCATCTCTGTTAATTGTTCATCTTCTTTCAATTTTACCTCAGCACTATCGCTTGTTGGCCTAGGAGAAACTACTGGTGTGCTTTTTACCATATGCGGAATCGTGGGCTTAAATCTGCCCTTTTCTCGGTGTTGTTCAAATAGTTTATTTAGTTTTTTCACTTCAATCTTCTTTCGCCATTTTTGTTGCTGTAGCATACATTACTGACTTGCCTCTTGAACCATATCTTTCTTTGAAACCGGAAAGTTTCTTTTTCATGCCTTTAACATATTCTTCTTTCTTTTTCATTTCTGGCTCTGTCAGCGAGCGTTCATCTAGTTCAGTTTCTTCTTTTTTTACAAGTTTAGAGGTTGCCTTCTTGATACCTTCGACTCTGTTGTATCTGTCCATGCCCTTGTATTTGTCGCCAGCAACCAGACGGGTGGCAGACTTGTCAATATAACTTTTCAATGTGTCTTTGCTCAGTTCATCAATCTGCTCAGTTTCCTCTTTTCTAACTGGTTGGACAGCAGGTTCTCTTACACTAGCTGCCTGAAAAGGTTTTGCTACTCCGATATCATTTCTAACTTTCCCAGCGTTTTTTTCTTTTTGTGTTTCAACTTCTTTCGCGAAATCTTCGTTATCAACTTCTTCCTTCTTCAACACACCACGACCAACCAGAACATCCTTATGTGTAATTTTATCTTTTGGATGTGCAAGTGCAGCAAGACTCTTTTCTTTGTCAGTCTTTGGTTCTGTGCCTTCTTTAGCTTCATTAGCCATAATTTTAGCGGCCGCCTCAGCTACTTTTCTTGTGATTTCGTTATCGAACTGCATTTTTTTCTCCCGGTTTTAATTTATATGTTCTTGCCAAGATAATGCAACAATCGCATCATCGTTATTTGTTGTGGGTTCTATTGCTACGGTAAAAATATCACCATTTACAGCATTTATTTTTCTTGTCAGTTGAATAACTCCATCTAATTGACTTAGTAAATCAACATCTTTTGCAACTTCAAGGCCTTTGAAAATGCCTTCTTTTAGTAATGTTCCGCCAGTCATAGCAGTTGCAGACAAATCATATTCAACTGCACTCGCGGAATCAGTTGTAACCCAAGATGCACCGGTTAAACTTGTGACATTTTCGTATATTCTATATTTAAAAGCTGTTGCTTGTAATCCATACATATCGATAGCAACTGGAACAACAACAGCATTTGTTCTTCCATTTTTTAATCGAATACTTACCATTGGATTATTAATACCAGCAACTAAATTTTTACCAGTCAAAGGTGTAGATGCCGACCTTGATTGATTAATTTGCGTATAACCACCTTCTGATATTACAGACGAACATATTTGTCGCATCGATGTATTTGATGTAGTTGCGCCTTTATTGAATATTTCATATCGCAAAGGCAATATGGCACTTCTCATATATGCAGTATTGTTTCTGTTATCATTATGAAATATGTGTGCAGTTTTTAATAAACCGTCAACTAAAAATCCACAACGAACATCACCAACACCAAGCCATTCGACATCCACCCAAAATAAATTGGATTTTGTAACATCTAATCCGTTTTCGTGACCTGTTCCTATTTGTTGAGACGTATATCCTGTGCCATCAAATCTATCTACATTCCAATCTGTCTGAGCAACTCTAGTTTCAACAACATTACCTGTTACTGATGTTCTTAGAACAATATAATTATTTCCCGAATCGTTTTCAAAATAAATTCCATTGTTTGATGTGTAGTAACCTAATTTCTGAACAGCGTTTGCTTTTGGTTCTCCCATAGCAAATGTACTCATAATCAATAAAGATTTGCCTGGTTGATATGGCATCGTTCTTAATGTTTCACGAATAATGCTATCATTATTCGCTGTGCCAATTTCTAACTTAATTGTAGATTCATCTGGCAAATGCGTTTTCGTACCAGAACCAGTAATCAATGTGTCCCACTTATCATTCTCCACATCTTGGTGTTGAGAATCGAATAAGGTGTGTGGATTTGATACACGCAACCGACCAAAAGCATCAACCGCTGTGCCTGATGGTGTCAATCTATCAGATAACATCATTATTTCATAGCGGGTGAATACTTGACCCGAATCGATTATGTTTTTGTCGGTTCTAAATTGCGCCATTATTCTTCAATTCGTAAAATTAAACTTTTCTCGCCCTTAAATATTCTATGAAACGTCATTTTTGGAATGACATAATCACAACCCGGAATCAAATCTATAGGCAGCTCATCATCCATTTGTAATTTCCATCCAGATCCGCAAATGACATGCACTTTCCTATCTTCATGGTCTCTGTGCCAAATTAATTCGTCCTCGTCTATGTTTTCATCGAATAAACGATAAAACATTTTTCCAGAGACCTCTGTGTCTTTATACGCTTTCATTTTACCAAAAGAAGTTTCCGCCGCCAGACAGACCTAAAGATTTTGCGTATCTGGGTGTGTTACACGCCCAGTATGCAGCACTGGTTCTATCTTTTTGTGTTGAACACCGGTGTCTTGCGGCAAATGATTTTCGTGCTTCTGGATCGTTCATTCTTACAGATAAACCTGTCGTGTCGCCCCAAGTAACTTTCTTGATATTGCCCGTCGAGGGGTCTTTTACATACACATAAAACTTTTTAGGTCCGCCGCGTTTTGGTTGATTAAGTGGTGGATTTTTCTCCTCTTCTTCAACCATAGGACAATCTAAAGGAATGTATGTGCCCTCGAATTCTACAATCTCACCAATATCGGTTTCCTCGACTAAGGCTTTATCAATCGAGTCGAGTTCAATCACACCCTCTTGATACCACTCTCGAACAGTTCTCCAAAGTTCAAAATATTTTTCTGAACCAACTCTAAAAACGGATTCGTGAATTGGGACTTGATTGTTTGAGTGCCATTCGACAGCTTCAACCATACTTAGATTTTGAAGCTTTTGTTCCTCTTGTACCAGATGTTGTTTAAAAGTAATCATCCAATGGGCCTTTTCGCTCTAAATGTTTGTATATTGATTCCTCTTTTTTTCAGTTCATCTTCTTTTTGGTCGCCAATACTTAAAGTTGTTTCATCACCGGTAAGTTCAACAACTGGACCGGCTTTTCCGGTCCTTTTTCTCCATTTGTCGCCCATGCCTCTTGACGGACTTTCACCGGCGCCAGCCATAGAAAGTCCTGGCTCAATACCTTTGTCTATTGATTCTTTGACTTTCTCTTTCTGTTTCTTGTATATTTCCGAGATTGTGATTTTGCGTTGGCTTCTGGAGTATTCTGGGCCGGCGCCTTCGGTGATAAGTGAATCTGAGCCGTCGGTGTTTCCTTTGGCTTCTGTTCTTCTAACGGTTGAACCGGTTTCATCACCAAGTCTTCCGTTTTCCTCGTAAACAATTTTCTTAGAAAGTTCAACATCTTCATTCTCCTCATTTAATTTAATAACATAACCATTTTTATAGGGCAAAACCGTGCCGTTTTTTTGATGTGCTTCTTTAGCAGCTGCACGGCGCAACATAAAAATTCTAACTTTTCCGTCGCTGCCTTTTAACAGGTTTACTTTTTTGTTCTCACTTAAATCATCAAAATTAGTTTCTTCAATTTTAGTTCCGAGAAGCAACAAATTTAGTGCTGAAGAATCGGATAAATCGTACTGTTCCGACAATTTTCCTTTTCCGTAGTTCGAAACGTTTATTGGCGCGCCTTTGCGTTCTGGATCCGGATCGTGTTTTCTTTTTGCACGAACAGCTGAAGCTCTCTCAGTTTTACTTAGACTGGCTATTTTTTCGTTCGACATACATTTCGGCTTTGGCTCTCCGGGTTCTCTCGCACATGGCCCAACAACTTCTCCTTTGGTGTTGATTCTTTTCCAACCGCCTTTGGGGTGTTTTGGGTCGAACCATTTTCTTAAATCCTCAGAGAAATATTCATTAAAGTCTTCGTTGACAGATTTTCTCATTGAAGAGCCTGGAACTGGTAGATTTGGCGTTTCTTGTTGTTTTTTGTCAACTTTTATTAACTTATCATTTATAGACCTATGGGTGACCGTTCCGTTTTTTCCGTAACGACCAAATCCATAATACTGTAAACCCATCTTTCTAGCTTCGTCAGCGGCCATAGAGCTTGGGTGTGGCGTTTTTTCTACGCCATTTTTTACTATGGGTAAAACATCCTTTTTCTGCAATTCACTAGCAATCCACTCTTGGGCTTTTTGTGAATTTGGAGGTTCAGACACAAAGGACTGAACGTTTTTGAATAGGCCAAGCATTTCGTCTTTTTTAGCCTTAACAATCTCCGGTTCTGCCGTTCTCAAGTCTTCAGAATTGTCGAATTCGGTATATCGGTCGCCAAACAATTTAGCTAATTCCGGTCTTGCGGCTTGCACCGAATCCCATTTTTGTTTTCTAATTTTTTCGGGAACAGTTCTTCCGCCTCGTTGGCCCCGTTCTATATTTCGTGCCTGAGAAACTTCATCTGCCGTGTTTACCATCAGCATCGACGTTTCGTAGCCAAGTTCCTCTAAACGCTCCTTAATTCTTTTAATTTTTTCAGGATCGTCGCCCGTTCCATTAATGATAAGGCCATTTCTTCCAAAAAGAGCAAGTCTCTGTCGAAGTTCTGTGACATTTTTTGCGCGGCCGCGAACTAAGTCACGTTTCTCTTGTTCCGACTCTGGCATTCTTTTATCTAAACCCTCTTTGTCCATTAAAAACTCAAGAGCTTTATCAGAGTTGATTTCGGTTAATCCATGACCAGAGAGGGTGTTATCTAAAACATAATCCTTACCTGAGCCTGGGCCGCCAGCTAAGAAGACAGCTTTAAAGATTGATTTGTCGTGAACGCCTTCCGACAAAAATTCAACAAATTCTTCGTTGACATTTTCATCTATTTTCATGCCTCTACGAACATCGTTATACATGTGGCGGACGTGTTCGTGAGACATTGTTGATGGAGCACCTTTTTTGAATTCTTCAAAGTTACCTTTTGAAGCGTGGTCTCGCATTTTACTGGCTGACATTCCAGTAACGCCTTCAGCGTCTGGGTCTCTTTCGCCAGCCGAATGAACAGTAATTTTTTTGAAATTAAAAAGAGCGCCTTCGTGAGTACCGTTATACTTTTCTAACGTTTTTTTGAATTCATCTACTCTATCCGAACCGCCCACAGCATGAAGATGTGTTACGCCTTTTTTGTGTAAATCAGCGGCTTGTGTTAGAAAATTTGGCGATGTTGGTGTCGAATGAGAAAAGTTTGTTCCAGGAAAGGCTCTTCTGGCGTGCTTGACTTTTTGTTCTGCGGAGAGTGGATTTTTCTTTGCATCTTGAGTGTGTGACAAGATGATATGGTGAGAGCCGCCGACTTGTTTGGCAATCTCTTTGACTCTGTTTACAAGTTTTTGGTGTCCAGATGTGATTGGGTTCATCCGGCCAAAAGCCATAACAGCGTGTTTTTCTTTCTGTTCTAACAGAAAATCTAAAAATTTCATCGTTCCGCCTCTACAGCAGTTATTTTATAATCTATTTATATATTTAGTCCGTTCGAATGATAAGAATATCTTCACCGCCGGTTTCCATTGGCCTCTTCTCTATAGTTGGCGATTTTTGAAAAATAATTATACTATCATAGAATGTGATACTTTGAGTGGTTTTTGTAAAAGCATCAACTTCGACTTG